GTAGGCGTAAGAGTTTCTACGACTGCGTAGTCGTCTAGCAGTGTGGCAAAGGTGATTTTGTAAGTAGCCATTGGCGGTTACGCCGCCTTTCGACTAAGCCTGGGTGATCTTCTGAATCATTGAGCCGTTGGCCTTGAACGTACAAAAGTAACCATGCGTTGAAACAGCTCTGGTCAAAGTAGTCGGTGCGTCAACGCTTAAAATTCCTCGCCAGTCCTCGTAGATTTCAAAACCGATGTCTTTCATAATGACCATAGTTTTGGCGGCAAAGTTGTTGTCAACGACAAGCCTAAGTCCGAGCGGGCCTTGATCGTTACGGTTGTCGTTACTGCTTAATGAGGTTGCGTTGCCTACGCCGATTGAGTTCATGCCAGACAAGCCGCCGCCAAGGTTTCCAAACAATGGTCGCTCCGTCGTATCTGCAAGCTGCATGATCAGACTGTAAGTAGCAGGGTCAACAAACATGTGGGTAGGCAACATGTTAGTTGCTGCCAAGGTGACAACTGCTGCGTCGTAGATTGACTTGTAAAGGTCAGGAACGGTCAAGTCCCAGACGCCAGCGGATGTTGCGGCGGTCAGCAAGTTGTCTGCAGCTTCGTTGTCAGTACCAACCATGTAGCCGCCAATAAGATCGTTAATGACGATCTGTAGTGCGGCTGGATCGGTGAAGTCCAATGTTTGATACGAGATGTTCGCTGAGTTTGCAAACGTCTTTTTAGTGACTGTGTTATTAGCAATCACGCCGGTAGCGGTTGCGACAGCTGCGCCTTCGGTTTGGGCCGTAGCCGTTGCCTGGTGCGTTGTAATTGTCGGACGGTTGAACGTGCTTGAAGGGGTCTGAGGCATGGCCCTTGCGCCCAGCGCTGAAACGACAGGCCTCATGAAGTTTATGTCTTGGAAAACTGGACCCATCGTTACCTGTGTTAAGAGGCCCGGCACGGAGGTCAGGAATTCGTCACCAGCGGCAGCGGTAACCATTGGGTCACGGTGAAAGTCGGTGTAGTCCTTAAAGACTTTTTGTGCGTTAATCCAAGCGTCGCCGCCTTTGTGCATGGCAGCCATGTATTCCCAACTGTTAGGGATTCGAGGCTCTTTACGGACTGACGCAAAAATTGGTGAAGTAGGAATTACTATTTCGGCGGCTGCTTGAATTTCCATTGGGGTTTCGTCCTTTTCGGTTTCGGTTTCAGGTTCTGTAACTTCTTCTTCGGCTTCTTCGTCAGGTGCAGACGCCGCTACTTGGGTGATAGTAGCACCAGCAAAAGCGGGTGTGGGAACTAGCGACAGCTCTACCCAGTCGGCAGCCATGACGATCATGTTGCCGTTGTCGTCATACTTGAAGTCTGTTGGGTTGACGCCTACAGACACGGAGTCAAGTACGCCGTCAGCTGCCAAAACTAGAGCTTCGTCGCCTAGGCGGGTGTTGCTGATTTTTGCTGTAAACATCATGCCTTCGGCGGTATCTACTCGCTCTGTGACAAGGCCGACGGGCTGAGTTGAATCGTGGTACATGTAAAGTTTTGGCATTTTGCCTGCCGTTGAAAGGCTGCCAGGTGAAAAAGAAACTGTTGTGCCGTCAGCGACGGTAGCAAAAGTGTTGTAAGGCAACGCCGTACCTGTGATTGTGCGTCGAGCTGGTTCGCCCGGTGCGGCAGCGTCAAGGGTGAAGTTGGACAAATTGAACTTGATCATGCGAGTTGCTCCTGAGTGTTTTCGTTAGGCATATTCATATCATGTTCCTGCATTGTGTAGTCGTACAGATATTTTCTGAAATCAAACTCGCAATATGTTCCCCTAGGTAGTTGCTGAGATAACGCTGCCGTTATCGCTTCGGCGTACATGCTAAGTCCGAAGGTCCATAGGTCACCTTTAGCGCTTTGGCTGTTGGTGTAGGCGTAGGAACCTGTAGAGATCCCGAGCAAATATGGCGGCACGTTGCACAGTCGAGCAGCTTCCAAGGCCTGATAGTTGGCGGCTTCTATTAACAGCATTTTGTCGGGCGTCGCTGTTGTTTCTGTGTACGTCAAAAATTCGTTTAAAGCTGCTGTTTGGTTAGTTGCCCTGGCTGCGTTAAACGCTGCCGAAAGGTCAGCTAGTTCTGTGGCGCTTAACGGTTCGCCGCCTGTCTGCTTTAAGACGCCAGCGGGAATAGCGCTACTGGCATTGCGATATCGGGCCGCTTCAAGCTGTAAAGCAGTAGCGATAGTTTGCTCTGACATGTAGATCATGCCCTGAGTTGGTGACAGGATTTGCACAACATCTTCTGTCGGCAGCTGTTGACCGTTAAAAAATATGGCGTCAGATTTGCCGAACCATACCGGGCCGCTCATGTCCTCGGTGGAAATTGAACCCTGGGGCAAACGTGTAGCGCTCGCCATGTAGCCGTCGGCTGTCCTGGCTGTGATGTAGAGGAAAGCTCTTCCGAAGAAAAATAGGTCGTCAAATACCCAAGGGAACAAAAAGTTGTTTGGCATTTTAGGGTCAAGTTGTGACAGCCATGATCGAGGTGCAAGCGGGACTTGTTCCATCTCTTGACCGTTCCAAATTTCGGTATACATCTTTAAGTCCATGCATGCCAGGACTGACGCCATGAGATCACGGGATCTAGAAATAGCCGCAACAGACATAGCTCTATTTCGAGCCTGTCCAGCCTGATATGCGTAAAAATTCCCGACAGACGCTTGACCTGCACTTTGAAAAAGAGAACTACCTGACGCCGCTGCTTTTGCGACTGGTGGACTGATCGCTGCTTTAGTCACTTTGTTAAAGATTCCCATGATGTCCTTTAGGTAGGTCCGGCTCGAACCCGACGCTCAAGCCGAACCTGAGCAAACTCTAACCTATACGCCTCGTCCTATGTCCCTGAGACAACCAGCATAGGTTTACCTATTGCTCTAGGCCTTGACGCTTTAGCGATAGCCAAGACTGCACAGCGAGCCAGTTCAATCGGACCGGGTGACCTATGCGAGCTGATCATGACGCCGTCAGAGGTACGAATTTGGACGGCCCGACAGACATGTTCTGCCAAGGTTCTTTCGCCCCGGTGACGTACTTTACTTTCGGCGATCATGGCTTTAACTAATCCTGTATATTTGACTAGTTCTTTTTGGCCGCCTGTCGTACAGCGTCGAGCCAAAAGTTTCGGTACATGTATTTCGTATGTTGGGCCGATCAACAGCTGCACGCTCTGGTCGGTCATAACCCGTTCTATTTCGGTCCACATTTCGGTCATGCTGTCCACAATAAATTCGACTTTGATTTCAACAGTATTGTTGGCGACTACGGCCCGTACGCCTACGAAACGGTTTTGATCTGCTGAGGCGTCACAAGCCAAAATGCCGCCGTCAGGCATGGCGTCATCGGTTGCCAGTTTCTGCCACTCTGCAGCGTCAATCCAAGAACCTTTTGCGCTAGACCAAAGGTTGAGGTGCTGACGGTTAAAGCTGTCTTTAGTAGAAGCAAGTTTTAAGGCGTCCAGCTGCACTGTCAAACCTAGAGAAGGGTTTGCGTATCCCCAATAGTCTTGCCCGGTACAGCCTGGCGGCATAGACCATTCCGCCAAATAGCAAGCGCCAGTCACGCCAGCGTCCATGTCCCTGAGACAAGTCTCCCGAGTCTGTATCATCGCCAAACTTGACTCGTCGCCAGCGGTTGAGAATTGCGCTAAATGAGAATTGGCTTTAGCGATCTGCGACGGTTTTAGGCAATCGTCAACGCACTGTTGCGACACATTCCAAAGTTCGTCAATCACAATCAGGTCATAAGACCCTCCCACAAGGTTGAGGGTCGCCGCTCGAATCTCCCAGCGGGAACCGTCCGGCATAGTCACAGACTTACGGCCCATAGCCTGCATTTGTTTACCGCCAAAGTTGGTCACCAAAATTGGGGCCAGCACAGTAAAGATACTTTCTGCCCGGTCAAGACGGTTAGCAACAGAAAGCGCATATTGGGCGTGGCCTCGACGCCTGGCAAACGTTGTTACAAAGAACCCAATACACGCAGTTAATAGCAAACTTTTACCCTGCTGGCGGCTGCAACTTATTAAAGACTCACGAAACAGCAGCTCGCCGTCATCATTAAGACAAAACATTCCATCAAGCGCCCGACACTGCCAAGGATGAAGTTTGACGCCCATGTTCTGCTCAGCCCACAAAGCAACATCGCCACCTAAAGAACGTTCCGCAAAATTGTCAGGCAAGATCGTTTCCAGTCTTGGCTGTTCCCTGCCTGTGGGTAACCCTGTGGACAAGTCAAGGCTAGTTAGGGCCAGTTCGCCAAATGTGTGGATAACTTTGCG